CTAAGCTAACTCAATAGCACCTGTTCCGCCGGCACAAGCATAGTAAGCTTTCTTATCCTCAGGTTTTACATAGATCTTAAGGTCGGAGCTGTCCATACCTTCAGCTTTGCATTTATCAAGAATCTTCTCTGCAAGTACAGCAGCGTCATATTCGCCGTTCTGATACTGGATGAAAAGATCATATGCCGGAGCAGCATTTACTGGTGCAGTTGTTTCTGTTACAGTCACTTCCGGAACAGGTTCAGCTGTTGGTGCAGCTGTCTCTACTACAGGCTGAGCAGCTGGTGCTGTGGTAGTCGGATGTACCTCATTAAATCTTTTCTGTCTTTTCTTATCTGTTCTCTTGCTCATGGATGTTACCTCTTTTCTCTAATCTGAAAACCGAAGTCCGGGATGTCTGTCCTTGCTGGTTGAAATAATTTAGTAAAAAGGGGGACATCGGTCACTTTTCCTATTATATAACGAAGTGGAAAATAAGTCAAAAAAGTTGTATTTTTTATCAGATTCGTATATTATGATGTAAGTGTCAAAAGTATAAATTGCGTTTGTGCTTGCACAAATAAGCAATTTATACTTATTGACACGCCGAACACCGAAAACGGAATAAAATGGTGTGAACACGCCATTTTATGGGAGTTTGAGGTGTTCGAGGATTGCGGGAATTGCATAGCAATGGAGCAATCTGTAGGTATCATAATAAAAATAAGGTAAAAGTCGTCAGGGCAGAAAGGAAAGTTGATATGAATTTTTCACAGCTTGGAAAGATACAGGAATTAAAAGGACATATGGATACATTTCGCAGAAATCATCCAAAGTTTCCAATGTTCTTAGGAGCAGTAGCTCAGAATGCAGTTGAGGAAGGCACAATCATCGAGATCAATGTGACAGCACCGAACGGAGCTCATTACGAGACAAATCTGAAGCTTCGTGCAGAAGATCTGGAATTTATCCGTGCACTGCAGGAGATGGGAAAATAAAAAATATAAGAAAATTGATAAGTTTTAGAATGAAATTCGACAAGAGATAATAAAAAATCTCTTGCCGGGTTTCTTTTTATTTTGGCAAGAAAAAAAGAAAGCGTGCAAGAGTAAGAAAAAGCTCTTGTGCGCTTATTTTATTTTCGGAAGAAAGGAGCGGGAATGGTGGCAAGGAAGTACAAAAGACTGCGATACGAAGACAGGCAGGTAATAGAGAAAATGAGCCGGGCTGGCAGCAGGGTAATAGATATAGCAAATGCACTGGGAGTACACAGAGATACAATTTACAAAGAATACACCCGTTGCGGAGCTACTGCAGATACATATAATGCAGAAAGAGCACAAGAGACACTTTAAGCGATTAAACAAAAGAGAAAGGAACGAAAATGGAGATAGTTCAGATATTAGAATTATTCGGCGGTATAGGGGCGCCAAGATGTGCGCTTAAGCGATTAAACATACCGACAAAAGCAATAGATTACGTAGAGATAGACGAGGCAGCAGTACGAAGCTATAACGCAATGTTTAAAGAAGACTTGCTATACAAAACGCAAAGCGTTGTAGGCTGGAACCTTAAGCCAGATATTTTAATACATGGGAGTCCGTGCCAAGATTTTAGTATAGCGGGACATCAAAAAGGTGCAGAAGAGGGAAGCGAGACGCGAAGTAGCTTAATGTGGGAAACCATACATATTATTGAAAACATGGGAAAGTGGAAACCGAGATATGTAATATGGGAAAACGTAAAGAATGTGCTTAGTAAGCATATGCGGGCGAATTTTAATAGGTATTTAGCAGAAATGGAAAGGCTGGGATATACGAATAATTATGAAATACTGGACGCAAGAGAGTTCGGATTACCACAGGCAAGAGAGCGAGTGTTTACAATCTCAAATTTGAACGGTGTAAAGTTTGATTTCAATAAGTTGGAGCGAAGAGAAACGCAGGACATAAATAAGTATTTACTGAACAGCAAAGAAGTACCAGAGCAATATGATGTAACGCAACCAAGTGTATACAACGTAATAGGGCATAAAGGGATAAAGAGAGCGACAGTAATAGAAAAATATGCATACACAATAACAACAAGGCAAGACAGGACACCAGCACAGGTTATAGATAAGGGGAATGGTAAATACAGGTATTTAACAGAACGTGAATGTTGGCGACTAATGGGGTATACAGACGAAGAGTATGAAAGAGCAGCAGAAGTACAGCAAAGAAGAGGGCGCTACAAAATGGCATTATATAAGCAGGCAGGAAATAGCATTGCGGTACCAGTGCTGGAAAGCATATTTAAAAGAATAATAACGGAAATGAGTGAGGAAACAATATGGAATACTACGAACCATTAACGCCGGAATTACGGCAGGGAATAAATGAAACCATAGAAAAAGAGTTAAGAAAGTTAAATACTTGTAAGCCTACAGCGTTCGTGGTAGCAAGAAGAGTAGGGCTTAGAGCAACAAAAAATTTAATAAACTCATTGCCAGACGGGTACCCGGTACCAATAGCAAGAGAATAGCAGGCGGCAGCAGTCGCCGCACACGCCGTTAGCTCAGTGGTAGCAGCATAAAGATTTCTTTAAAGTCATGGGTTCGATTCCTATACGGCGTATCGCGTAGCGGGTTGGCGTACCTGCTGCATATGTAAGCAGGCGAACAGCTTATATATGTATACCGTGTAAAAATAGCAGCGATCATACCAGCTAGAGAGTATGTGGAAGTTCAACAAGTTTTCTGTAGCTTTTTAATGAGAAAAGCACCCGCACGGTAAATAAATACGCTAAAGAGAAATAAATGGAAAGACAGAGGGCACCGCCCAAAAAAGAAAGGCTGACGGCATGGAAGTACCAGAAGAATTAAAGCGTTTTAACCATATGACAGATAAAGAGCAGCAGGAGCACGCGGAAGAAATAGCAGAAACTATTGAAAAGTTGATGCGTGAGGGAAAACTACCGTATTACAGGAAAAGAAAGTGAACAAAAGAGAAAGAAGAGGTAAACAGCGTGGATAACTTAACAGTAAGGGCATTGAGTGAAGAAATGGCATACATAAAAGGTTATACAGATGCACTGGGAGAAATCAACGGAAAGAAACGCCGGAAACAGGAACAGCAAAAAAAGAAGAGCGAGCATCGGGCGAAAGTGGCAGCAGGCATTATGTGTGGCACAACTTTATTAGTTTTAAGTGGCATCGTTGGGCTGATAGACAAAGACGCTACGTTTTGTGTGTTTGTAGTGATGATAGAGACACTAATAGCGTGGAACATCTGCAGGGATTTTATAAAAAGAATAAGGAGAAGCAGAAAACATGGTAATGAGAGACAGGGAAATAAAAGATAGATACGTGCGCAAGGGCGTTACGATAAAGATTCTGGCAGAGTTAAATGCTTGCGACGAAGAGGACATAAGACGGATTTTAAAGAAACAGGGCGTAGACGTGCCGAAAAAAAAGAAAGGAAAAAGCGGGTATGACATTAGGCGAACTATTTAAAATCATGGATAACCCGGACTTAATCAGAGTAAAAAGAGGTAACGAAGTGTTATACGCCGGATTTTTGGGAATGGTTGAGAACAAGACACTTGACGGGTACGACTTTGAAAGAGTGAACGCGCCGGAAGATGCAGAAATAAAGAAAATTAGAGCGGTGCCGGAGTTGAGACATAGAAATTATAAAGCTTTAGAACTTGAGCCGCCATTAAAGCCGGACATAGCACCAAAGTACAAATTTTCTGATTTGCAGATGCAGCTATATTATGACATCTACATATAAAGACAAGTGCCCGTAGTTCAATCGGCAGAGCGTCCGCCTCATAAGCGGCAGGTTGTGGGTTCGAGTCCCACCGGGCACATTCAATACTAAAGAAAGAGAGGCACAAGAAAAATAAGGAAAGTAAGAGGAAGAAAAAATGCAGTACGAAAACATGATAGGGCTTATAGGCACACTTAAGCAGATAGAGAAAATTGACGAAGTAAACGGCTTAAGCTTTAACGGCTATAAGGCAATCGTTACGACAGAAAGAACCAGCGGAGCAAAGGACGACGCTATAGTACTTATTACAGAAGAGACTATGCGGGATAACAGGACAGGCTTACCGAAAGAGGGAGAGGCTGTTATGATCGCTGGAAGTGTGCAGACGCATAAGAACTTTGGAACAGGTAAAGTACTGGTATATGCACTGGCAGCAGTCATGGAGATTATGACGGGCACACATTGGCAGTATGAAAATGAGATCAAATTTACAGGAAAGCTGGGAAAGGGAATCAACTATAGAGCCACACCAAACGGGCGTAAGATCACAGACATATTTGTAAAACTGCCATGCGATCTAAACAACACAATTAGCTGTTATGTGCCGTGCGTGTGCTGGGGAAAAGATGCGAAAGAGGTAGCCGGGTGGAATGAGGGCGACCAGATCACAGCAACAGGACGCCTGCAGAGCAGACAGTACAACAAATGCATAGGCGACGGGAAAGTAGAGGTAAGAACATGCTACGAAGTATCAATAAAAGACATAGAGAGACTGTAGCAGCTTACATAAAAAGAAAATTAAGCGGAGGTAGAAACATGGCAACATTAGAAAGATGTGAAAAGCAGCGTTTTACGCTGGACGAACTGCGGGCGATCATTAAAGCAGGAAAAGCACGGGATTACATGACAGAGGGCAACCAGATTTATTTATTATTCGACGGTAAAGAGGTACCGTATGACGTAATCGGCATTGATGTAGAGAAGCCAGCAACACAGAGCGTAAAGCACACAGTAACCATACAGGCGCACACGCTTTTAGAAGAACGCGTATACAACAGTAAGGGCAACGATTGGAAAAGCTCAGAAATGCGTGAGTATCTGAATAGCACAGCGTTCTTTGAGAGATTCGGGGAAGACTTACGCCCGTACCTTGTGCCTGTTATTAAAGATGTGGACGGCGAAGAAAGCACAGAGCTTGTATTTTTGTTATCTAAAGAAGAATTTAAGGAAGAGACAACACCGTACCCATATTATAAGAAAGAAATCAATAGAGTAAAGGCAGACGAGAACGGCTGTACTGATTGGCATATTACGCGTAGTGCGAATCGCGGCCACGGGTGCTATCCGTGGAACGTGAACGCGAGCGGCTACGTCAGCTACTACTACGCGTTCCTTGCGTGGCGGTGCGCCCCGGCTTGTGTAATCGGATAATCATACAATAAGCGGCAACGCCTTGCCGCAGGGTAAACGCATGAACTGGAATGTATTAGAAGAATGCAAGAGCAAAAACAGTAAAGTAAAGGCAAGAAATATAAAAGCAGGTTCAATAAAGGAATACCAGCACTTGTATTATATGCAGGTTACAAAGGAAAAGAGAAAGAGGCGTAAGCATGGGAACAATGCGAAAATTAAAAAGACAGGTGCGCCAGAACAGACGCAACGCAATGAAGCAGTACGTCCGTACTGCAAGTGTATCTATCAGAGCTGAGAAGAAAAAGGCAGAGAAGCAAGACCGGGAAGTATTGGCAGCGCTGGAAGATGCGAAGAGAAAACAGGATAAGGAATAACGAAAGAGGCGCCTACGCAACAGCATAGGCGCTAAAAAAATAAAAAATTTAAGAGTACAAAAGAGAAGACTCTAAAGTATGGCAAAAGCCACAAAAACAGCGGGGAAACAACCCGCGTAAACACTTGATAAAAGTATTAACTTACCGACAGATAGACAATAAAAAATATAGATATACAGAACAGGAGATAAAGGCTATGCCATACGTGAAGAGGACTACAGTAGCAGGGAAGACCGTAGAAGTAGAATATTACTATACATCGCAATACAACAAGAAAGGGTGTAGCAGATCAGAGAAAGTGAAAGCTACACCAGAGCAACAGAAAAAAGTAAATACCAGACAGGCAGAGAGAAAGTTACGAATTTTGATGAATGCCAATTTTGGTATGGGAGACTATCACGTAGTACTGGACTATATCAGACATAAGGGAGAGCCGGACAGAACCAAAGAGGAAATGAAAAAAGATATACAGGTATTCTTGAGGGAATGCAGAAAGCTTTACCGGGAAGCAGGTATAGAGTTGAAATACATACACGTTATGGAGATCGGGAGCAAAGGGGCTAGGCATCATCATTTAGTGATGAACAAAATAGACACAGAGATACTGCAGAAAGCATGGTATAAAGCATACGCCGGACATAACAGAGTAAAAGTATTTCCGTTGGACGATTCGGGCAACTATGCAAAACTGGCAGCGTATTTTATTAAATATTCAGATAAGCACTTGAAAGACGGAGATAGCGGAAAGCTGCAGGGCAAGCGCTGGGCTGCAAGTAAGAACTTAGCAAGACCAGAGCCAGTATACGAGATCGTTACGCAGCGGGCGTGGTTCCGATGCGAGGCAAAGGCAAAAAAGGGGTACTATGTAGACAAAGACAGCATAGCGAAAGGAACGGCAGACCCGGACTACTACGGCTACGGTTGGTTTAGGTACACAATGATTAAGCTGGAATAGAAAGGCAGAAAGAATGGCAAGAAATGTAAGGATTGACAAAGAGGGCGGAGCACAAGAAATGCTGTTTAGATGGATTACATACCAGTTAGACGAATACCCGGAGCTTGCGTTATTGTATCATATCCCGAATGGCGGGAAGAGAGACGCGAAGACGGCGACAATATTAAAACGGCAGGGAGTAAAAGCGGGCGTACCGGATTTGCATTTACCAGTAGCACGGGGCGGATATCACGGGTTATACATAGAGCTTAAGGTAGGAGATAACACGACCACAAAGAAACAGAAAGACTGGATAAGAGAACTAAACAAGCAAGGTTATTTAGCAGTAGTGTGCTACGGGTGGGACGAAGCGGCAAAGCAGCTTTTGGACTATCTGGAAACAGGAACAGCTACAGAGACAGCAAGGAAAGGCGAAAGAGAAACAGCGCAAGACCTGTTAGCACCTGCAACGTAAGGAGCGTGGGCGCATGACGGAAAAGGAAGCACTGGAAATATTGACCGGGAACAGAGAGGACTACAACAGCTACGCAAGAGCGCTGCATATAGCAATAAAGGTGCTGAGAGCATACGTAGCAGACATAGAGAAAAACGAAAGAGAGGAAAAAGCAAATGAAAGTAATTAGCGTAATCAATCTTAAGGGCGGAGTAGCAAAGACATTTACGGCGTACAACATGGCGTATGAGCTGGCAAAGAGAGGGTATACAGTACTACTGCTGGATAATGACAAGCAGGGCAATCTAAGCAAGGCGGCAGGAGCATACGAAAGTACAGGGGTATGCGCAGCCGCTAGAGCGATAACAGGAGAATACAAAAACCCGTTGAAAGATTTGATAGTAGAGCACCCACAATGCAACAACATAGATATTATCCCGGCGAATATGTCACTTATGCAGGCAGTATGGCAGATCGGGAACAGCACCGGGAACCAGATAGACAGTTACGAAAAAATGATAAATACACCAATGACAAGTATTGATTCGCCTTTTCCGAACACGGCGAGAGATTACTACGACTACATGATTATTGACAATCCGCCAGACATAGCGTTTAACGTAATCGCAGCGCTCAAGATCACAGACGAAGTAATAGTACCAGTAAAGATAGACGAATGGGCGTTAGAGGGATTGGATATTATAGCAGACCAGATAAAGCAGGCGCGGCAGATCAACAGAAAAATAAAAATGCTGGGAGTTCTGGCAACGATGTACAGAAACAACGACGCAAATAACGCGGGGCTTGAGTGGTTGGCAGAAAAAAGCCCGGTAAAACTGCTGGGAAAGATTCGATATACGGATAAGGCAGCAGAAAGCACATTTTTAAGCAAGCCAGTATATGAGTATAGCCCAAGATGCGGAGCAGCGCAGGACTATAAGAAACTTGTAACAGAGTATCTGGAAAGCACGAAAGAAAGAGAGGCATAAGCAATGGCAGGGAAAGCATTTAATTTTATGGATTTGTTAAACGCACAGACAAAGGCAGAGGGAGTGGAAGAGACGAAAGATTACGAAGAGATTTACTTAAGCCCGTATGAAGTAAAGGACGCACAGGAGAACACGCACCAGAAGCTTGAGGGCATAGAAGAGCTTGCAGATAATTTTCTGACCGTAGGGCAGGAACAACCAACAGTATTAGCAAGAGTAAATGGGGAATTTCGCATTATCGACGGGCACAGAAGAAACGCGGCGAATATTTTTAACATAGAGCGGGGGTACAAAGAGTACGAAAAAATAAAATACCGCTACAAAGATATGAGCGAAGCCATGTACGAGTTGCGGTTACTGGCAGGTAACGGGTATACGCAAGAATTAACAGCGTATGAGAAAGTAAGGCTTGTCGAGCGGACAAAGGCGGCGCTGATCAGAGCGAAAGAAGAGGACGGCTTAGAGATTCAAGGCAAGATGCGGGACTTAATAGCAGCAATGGTACAAGAAAGCGGTACAAATGTGGCGCGTATGGAAAACATCAACAATAACGCGACGCAGGCGGTAAAGGAACAGCTTAAAGAGGGCAACTTAGGGCTTACGGCAGCGTATGAAGCTGCAAAGCTTGAGCCGGAAGAACAGGACGACATAGCGGAGCGTGCGGCAGCAGGCGAGAACGTAAGGGCAAAAGATATAGCAGAAAAAGTAGCAGCGAAGAAAGCGGGAGACGACTACAGAACACCACACCCGGAAAGCATAACCAGTATTTGCTATAGCTGTTTAAATTATTCGACCTGTAACGTAAAAACGGGAACTTGCCAGAAGTGCGACGAATACGTAAACAAGGCAGAGGCAGAAAAAACAGATGAACAGAGATACAGCGAAGAACAGGACAGAATAGACCGAGAGACAAAAAAGAAGCTGGCAGAAAGAGAGCATGAGGAAAAACTGGACGCAGCATTAAGTGACAATAAACCAGATCATAAAATACACGAGATAAAAATAGCTGCAATGTACTACGAAGACGTGGTAAGTGGCAAAAAGAGCTTTGAACTGAGAAAGAACGATAGAGGATATAAACAGGGAGACAAGCTTATTATGCTGGAATTTAAAGACGGCAAACATACAGGAAGAATTGTAAATGCAGATATTGTGTATATGCTGGAAGATTATACAGGACTTGCAGAGGGGTACTGCATCTTAGGCATACAGGTAACGGACTATAACGGGTAGGGTGTCCGAATCGGACACAGAAAGGGGAAAAATGAAAGAAGCGTTGATAATCGCAATATGCACAATACAGACGATAGGATATTTTTGTTTAACAGGAAGCTTAAAAAGAGTGTTTAAGAAACTAGCAGGAGACAAACAGGAGAAAGAGGGGGAAAAGAAATGATAATGAGAATATTGGCGACAATAGGAACGATATGCGCAGGTGGCGCAATCATATTAGTGATTGTGGCTATTGTGGCAGCAGTAAAAGAAACACTTAGAGAAAAAAAGGAGCGCAAATACATATGTGCATTAGCTGATTGCGAATGCGTACATAGCTCAGATCGGGGCACATGCAGCGAGTGCGAAATTTACAGAGGGAAAAAGATTAAGAGCAGAGAAGAAAAAATAAAAGAGGAATATGAATGGCATCATAGCCCGCTGTGCAATGAAGAATACGACACGTTATTTGAAAGAATAAATAAAGCGCTGGGAATAGAATTGTGGATATGGCAAAAGACGTATATAACAATGGGAGTATATAGGCAAATGGGAGCAACAACAGCGGAAAGTATACGGCTATTGCTGTTTAGCGGAGAAACGCCATTAGATTTATCGAAACCAGCCACGAACAACAGAGAAAGGGTTGAACGAGAGCAGTTAAGAGATGTTTACGAAAAGCTAAATGCGGCAGGAATAAAAACAAGGCGCGTATTTTGGAATAAACAGGAGAAAGAAAATGAATTATAGGCAATGGAAAAAGAGCTACAAAAAAATACACGGAGTAAACCCACCGATAGAAGCTGACAAGAGAAAACAAAGGAAACTTGCAAAGAAAGCAGCAAGAGACTTACAACCAACAATAAACATAATAATGACAGGGTGGGAAGAATTTAAAACAGGCATAGCAGATATGTGCGAGACACTGGCAGGGATATTAAGCAGAACGGCAGCAGGATTAAGAGGGGAGACAGAAAGAAGTGAATAACGTAGTACTGAGCGGAAGACTTACAAAGAATGCAGAAGTAAGATACGGCGGAGAAGACGGAAGCGTAGCAATAGCACGCTTTACACTGGCGGTACAGGATTATAAAGGCACAGACTTTATAAACATACGTGCGCTGGGTAAGCAGGCAGAGTGGGTAGAGAAGTGGACGAGCAAAGGGACAAAGGTAGAGCTTACGGGGAAGATTAAAACGGGAAGCTATACAAGCAAGCAGACAGGCAATAAAGTATATTACACAGAGGTGCTGGCGAATAGCGTAGGCTTTGGAGAATCAAAGACAGAAGCAGAGGCGAGAAGCGGCAGCAGGCAGCAGGAAGAGCCACGGGAAAGCATGACAGATGCAGACGGCTTTATGAACATACCAGACGGGATAGACGAAGAGTTACCGTTTGCATAAACACAAGATAAAGTATAGACAAAAACATAACCACAAAATATAGTTATTTGATTGACACAACGTAGAGGATATTATAAAATATAAGAGTGCCAAAGAGCGAAATAGCAATACTCATAACGAGCATTGCTGCTTCGCTCTTTTTGCGTATATGCGGGCACATAACGAAACCTCCGCCCAGCGCATGAAACTTAGGGCGCTGGGAACAAAGAAAGAGAGGCGGACAATACGAAAGAATATGCAGCAGCATTCTACGCAAGCAAAGCATGGGACGACACACGTAAAGCATATATGCAACAGCAGCATTATCTATGCGAGCGGTGCGGGGAGCCAGCAAAGATAGTACACCACAAGAGATACATAAGCAGGAAGAACATAAACGACGCAAGCATAACGCTAGGTTGGGACAACCTAGAGGCGTTATGTCAAGATTGCCACAATAAAGAACATCACAGACAGAGACAGCAACAGCGTTACGTATTCGACGAAGACGGGAACGTGCTGCCGAAGTCCCCCCATTGAGAAAAATTATTTTTGTCACGACTACACCGAGTGTAGACTTTAATTTTACTCTGCAGGCGCGCGCAGGCGTGGTGTAGTAGGGGGTGGGGTGTAGGAAAAGCAAAGAGAGGGGGGCGTAAAGATATGGCAACAAAAAAGGAGATCACGAAAGAAGAGAAAATTTTAAAAGAACAGAGGAGACTTAAACGTATCTTTGCGGACTTAGAAGAGGGCAAGAAAAAACTTGTAACCCCGCTCATTGAAAAAGCGGCGTTTATGTCTATAGAGCTGGACGAGCTGCAGGAAACCATAGAAAAAGACGGCTGGATAAGTGAGTACCAAAACGGGGCGAACCAGCACGGGACAAAAAGAAGCCCGGAAGCTGACACCTACATAGCTTTAAGCAAGAATTACGCCGCGATCATTAAGCAGTTGGTAGAACTTGTGCCAGCGCAAAAGCGTAAAAAATCTAAGCTGGAAGCATTAAGGGACGAGTAGTTATAGCACCCTATAGAAATTACATAACAGAGTATTACGCAAAGATAAAAAGCGGCGAGATTGTAGTAGGAAAATGGATAAAAGCTATTTATAGCATTATCATAAACGGGCTGCAAAAGCAGGAGTTTTATTTTAACGCAAAGCAGGCAAATAAGGCGATAAAATTTATAGAAAATTTCTGCCACCACAGCAAAGGGCGCAACGATTTAATCAAGCTAGAATTGTGGCAAAAAGCGGCAATTTGTTGCATGTTTGGTATCGTTGACGAAGAAAAAACACGCATTTTCAGAGAAATTTTTATAGTAATTGGCAGAAAAAACGGCAAAAGTTTATTTGCATCTGCAATTATTGCTTACATGGCTTTTTTAGAGCCGGAATATGGGCAAGAAATCTATTGTTTGGCGCCTAAGCTAGACCAAGCTGCACTTGTATACGACGGATTTTACAAAATGGTGCAGGCAGAGGAAGAGCTGGAAGAGTTGACAAAGAAGAGGCGCAGCGACATATACCTAGAGGAAACCAACACCACTATAAAACCGATTGCATTTAACGCCAAGAAAAGCGACGGATTTAACCCGCAGCTTGTCGTATGTGACGAGTTGGCAGCATGGAGCGGCGACGGTGGATTAAAACAGTATGAGGTAATGAAATCCGCATTAGGTGCAAGGCGCCAACCGATGATTTTAAGTATATCGACTGCCGGATATATTAACGACAGTATTTACGACGAATTGATGAAGCGATCTACAAGCTTCCTAAAAGGAAACAGCAAGGAACGTAGATTACTGCCACTACTTTATATCATAGACGATATAGAGAAGTGGAACGACATAGAAGAGCTTAAGAAAGCCAACCCAAACATGGGAGTAAGCGTTAAAGAAAGCTTTTTTGAGGACGAAATAGCGATAGCAGAAAGCAGCCCAAGTAAAAAAGCAGAGTTTTTAACAAAATATTGCAACATCAAACAAAACAGCTCTATAGCATGGCTGGACTACGCAGTAGTAGACGGTGCAAGCGTAGAGAAAACACTTGAAGACTTCCGGGACTGCTACGCAGTGGGCGGCATTGATTTGAGCCAGACAACAGACTTAACGGCAGCGAGTGTGGTGATTGAAAAAGACGGCATATTATATGCCTTTACACAATTCTTTATGCCGAAAAACCGAATGGAGAAGCTACAGGCTACAGACGGTGTACCGTATGACATATTCGTAAAGAAAGGCATATTGACGCTATCGGGAGACAACTACGTAGATTACAAAGACGTATTTAACTGGTACAAGATGCTGCTGGAAGATTACGGAATAAGACCGCTAGAGATAGGCTACGACAGGTACAGCGCACAGTACTTAATAGACGATCTAAAAGGGTACGGGTTCCATACGGACGATGTATTCCAAGGGGAGAACTTAACACCAGTAATACGGGAGTTTGAGGGAATCATAAGAGACGGCGATTTCAAGATCGCAGATAACAATTTGCTTAAGTCCCATTTCTTAAACGTGGCGCTTAAGCAGAATACGGAAACAAGGAAATTTAGACCAATCAAAATAGAGCAGAGAGCACATATAGATGGATTTGTAAGCGTTATTGATGCAATGACGGTACGGCAGAAGTATTATGCGGAATATGGCGAACTGCTGAAAAATGCGGCATAGAAAGGGGGCGAAGAAAACGGGGCTTTTTGATTATATTTTTAAGAAAAAGAGCGACAGACTGGTAGGCGAATACTTTAAAATGCTATCCGGCTATACGCCAGTATTTACAACGTATGCAGGTGGCGTGTACGAAATGGACTTAACCAGAACGGCTATAAATACATTTGCGACGCACGCAAGTAAGTTAAAACCAGAGATCACAGGCACAGCGCTTAAGCATCTGGAAAGAAAATTACAGTTTAAGCCTAACGCGTTCATGGATGCAACAAAATTTATAGCAAGAGTAGCAACTATTTTAGAGGTAGACCATACAGCTTTTATCATTCCGATAGAAGACAAATACGGACAGCTTGCCGGGTGGTACCCTATTTTACCGCAGATGTGTGAGCTTATAGAATACGCGGGGCAAGTGTATGTACGGTATACATTTGCGAACGGAGAAAGAGCCTGCATAGAGTTTGAGCGGGTAGGCATCTTAACGACACATCAGTATAAAGACGATCTCTTTGGAGAAAGCAATGATACGCTAAAGCCTACGCTGCAGCTTATCAATACAACAAACGAGGGGATTATAAACGCGGTAAAAAATTCCGCAAATATACGTTTTCTGGCAAAAATTGGGAATGTGTTAAAGCCGGAAGACATCAAAAAAGAGCGTGACAGATTCACAGAGGAAAATTTGAGCGCCGATAATAAAAGCGGCATGATTATTTACGATAACAAATTTTCGGAGCTTAAGCAGGTAGACAGCAAAGCGTATACACCAGATGCACAGCAAATGCAGCAGATTAACGAAAGTGTATGCACCCATTTTGGGACCAATATGGATATACTGCAGAATAAATTTAATGAGGAAACATGGAACGCTTATTACGAGGGGAAAATAGAACCATTTGCGATACAGTTATCGCTTGTAATGTCGAATATGGCATACACTGACCGGGAGTTGGCGTGCGGAAATATGATTACGTTTTCTGCAAATCGGTTACAGTATGCCAGCAATAATACAAAACTGCAGGTAAGCACACAGCTATTTGACCGTGGTTTACTGAACCGCAACGGGGTTATGGATATATGGAACATGGCGCACGTAGAAGACGGAGAAAAGTACTATATCAGAAAAGAGTACACAGAAGTAAGTGAGCTGGATAAACACAACGGAAACGAAAAAATAATTGTGATGCAGGGAGAAAAACCAAAGGAAGTAGGAGAGGGGGCAGAATAATGCCAGTAGTGAAAGAAAGAGAGTATAGATCATTAGCAGCGCCGCTGGCAGCAGGAACGACAACAACAAAATTGTTAGATAGTGAATGCTACGTAGAGGGTTACGCTACTACATTCGATACGCCGTATGTCATGTGGGAATGCGAAGACGGCACAAAGTACTATGAAAGAATTGACCGACACGCATTAGACGAAGCAGACGTAAGCGACGTAATAATGCAGTACGATCACGAGGGAAGAGTATTTGCCAGACAGAGCAACAATACTTTAAAACTGATTGCAGATCAGACGGGATTACGAATTGCTGCAGACCTCAGCAAAACGGATTTGGCTAGGGGACTGTATCAAGATATAGACGCAGGCATGATAACTAAAATGTCATGGGCGTTTGTGGTTGCAGAGGATAGCTACGACCGGGAGACAAGAACAAGAAATATACTTAAGATAAAAAAAGTGTATGACGTAAGCGCGGTAAGCATTCCGGCAAACTCAGACACAACAATAGCAGCGCGGGACTATGTAAACGGGAGACGTGAGATAGAACAGCGGGAGACGTTGGAGCGCAGACGTAAAGTACTGGAAATTTTAGCACAGATTTAAAGGAGTATAGCATGAGATTAAAAGAAATTGAGCAGAGATTAAACGCAATCAAAGTAGAACTTGAGACAAGAGGCGCAGAGCTGACAGCAGAAGAGCTGGAAGCAAGAGAAACAGAAGTAAAAGAACTGCAGGAAGAAAGAAAAGGTATTTTAGACCAGCAGGAGAAGAGAACAAAACTACTTGCTACATTGGCAGCAGGAGAAGACCCGGACGACGGAAGCGGAAACCAGACACCTGTAAAGGTAATTAGAACATTTGACGGAAAAACAGAAGAGAGAAAAGAAGATAAATACGAATCTATGGAGTATAGAAAAGCGTTCATGGATTACGTAGTAAGAGGTACAGCAATCCCGGCAGAGTACAGACAGAATGCCAATACAGCTACAACAGATGTAGGGGCAGTAATTCCTACAAATGTAGTCAATCAGATTATTCAGAAAATGGAGAGCACAGGAAAAGTACTTGCACGCGTAACCAGAACGGCATACAAAGGCGGTGTAACCATTCCGAAGAATACCGTTAAACCAGTGGCAACATGGGTAAGCGAGGGAGCCGGAAGCGATAAGCAGAAAGGCTACGGAAAAGGCGACGTTACATTTACATATCATAAATTGCGTTGTGCAGTAGCCGTATCTCTGGAAGTAGATACAATGTCTGTACCAGCATTCGAAAGCTTGATTGTAAATAATATTGTTGAGGCTATGACAAAAGCGCTTGAACAGTCAGTTGTATCTGGCGACGGAAACGGAAAGCCGAAAGGAATTATTAAAGAGACAGTGCCGGACGGTCAGAACATTAACGTAGATACACAGAAATACGATGATCTGATTAACGCAGAAGCAGCATTACCTGTAGCGTATGAGCAGGGCGCAGAATGGTGCATGAACAAGAAAACATATATGGGCTATTATGGGCTGAGAGATTCAGACGGGCAGCCAATCGGTAGAATTAACTACGGAATCGCTGGGAAGCCAGAGTATACACTGTTAGGCAGACCTGTAGTAATTGTGGACTACCTGCCAAGCTTTGCGGCAGCTAAAGCGACATCTTCAACAGCAGGCGACGTGTTCGCATTCCTGTTTAACTTCAAAGATTACGTGCTTAATACTAATTATGCTATGGGAATCAAGAAGTACGAGGACAACGATACAGACGATCTGGTAACAAAAGGAATTATGCTGGCGGACGGAAAAGTAGTTGACGAAAACAGCTTAGTAACACTTACAAAAGTAACAAAAGCGGCGTAGTAGGCAAGTAGGCGGCTGGCATATGCGCCAGCCGTGTTAAAAAGGGGCGATCATATGAAAACAGGATATTTAGCAAAAGAACAGTTTAAAGATTGGAAAGCAGACGAAGTAAAAGCACTGGCAAAGGAACTGGGCGCAAGTTGCGACGGGAAAAAAGAAGAAATTATTGACCGTATTTGCCAGATTGAAGTAGGAGTGCCGGACGAGGCAGAGCTTACGCCGGAAGAGGTAAAAGCAATCAGAGAAGCAGAGGCAGAAGAGGAAGCGAAGAAAGAAGCAGAGGAAGCAAGCGCAAAGGCAGAGGGAACAGTACAGGTAAAATGTATTGAAAGATTTGAAGACCTGCAGGTGCAGCAGATCAGAGAAGTGGGCGAGGTGTGGGACGTAACACCGGGAAGAGCTGACACACTGGAAAAGAAAAGACTTGTAGAAAAAGCGTAAAAGAGGAAGATTATATGAAAGCAAGCGCAGAGCTGCTAAAGAAAGCAAAAACGGCGTTGCGAATTAAAAGCAATAATGAGGATATAGAGGACGAAATAAAAGACCTCATAGAATCATGTATAGCAGATTTGCAGCTTGCCGGAGTAAACACAATAGACGAAAAAGACCCGCTTATCATAAGTGCGGTAAAACAATATTGCAAAGGATATTTTGGAAGCTCAGACAAAGCGGACGAATATAAAAAAGCGTATGAAAGTATTAAGCTATCTTTATCGCTGTCCGGGAAGCATACAGAAGTACCAGTGCCGCCGGAAGAACCGAAACCGCCGGAAATAACAGTAGGTGCTACGGTTATAGTGAGTGGAACGATATATACGGAGATAGACAGCTACAGAAAGAGCATTACAAAGGCAGCAGCTAAAATGTATGTGAAAGAGTTACTTGACCCGGATCAGCACAGGTATTACATAGGCGTAGCAAGAGAGAAAGACGGAGCCGTAGAGGGTTACGCGATACGGGAAATATGCAGGGTTATAGAATAGGGGGCGCTAAATGTACGGAGAAATAACGCTTATAGAGCCTATCAATGACGAAAAAGTAGAAGAAATAACAGTATATGCAGAAGTGTACAGCGTAACGCAAAGCGAATACGTGGCAGCAGGGAAACAGGACATAAAACCAGCGTACAAGTTTGAAATCTGGCAGTTTGAGTACGACGGGCAGACAGATATTAAGTACAACGGGAAGCGATTGACAGTATACAGGACTTATCCAAAGGAAGACGGCAGGATAGAGCTGTATACAGAAGAAAGAGGCGGTAAACGGTGGCAGACATAGCAAATATTGACAATATGGCTGCAAAACTGGCGCAGGCATTAACTGAGTATGACCAAGGCGTAGCGGACGCAATGAAAGAGGTTATTGACGAGCAATCAGACGAAACCGTAGACGCTTTAAAAAGCAAGTCGCCAAAGCGTAGCGGAGCGTACGCGAAAGGCTGGCGGAAAAAGCAGATATACGAAACAAGAGCTAAAAAACAGAATACCGTATACAATGCGAAAAAACACCAGCTTACACACTTGCTGGAAAAAGGGCATAGAAGAAAGAACACAGACAGAGCCGGAGTTACGCATACGTCACGTACACCAACTACAGCACCAAGAGTGCACATAGCACCAGTGGAGCAGCAAATGATTAAAGACTTAGAAGAAAAAATTAAAAAGGTTGCAAAAGGTTAAATGAGAGTAGCGGAGATCATAAGCAGGGCAGAAGCTTTAGGGCTTCCGATTGCAGAAAACGAGTTTAAGAAGACAAAGGAGAACCCATTACCAGACCCACCGTATATCATATGGTACGAGGACGAATCTTTAAACATTAGCGCAAATAATGTGGTGCTGTTAAAAAAAAGAAATATGGTTCTTGAACTATATACGGACAAGATAGTAGATAAATCACTTGAGAAAAAGTTAGAGCAAAAAGTATTTTATGACATAGGACATAAAAAATACCAAGCGCCTGTAGAGGGCGAAGATTTAGTACAAACTGCTTACAATTTTGTAGTAACGGAGAAAGTACCAAAAGCAGAAAGGATATACGAGTAGCAGAAAGGAGCCAGCATGGATAAAAAAAGCATTGTATTAGGCAGCGGAGACTTATATATTACAGAGTTTACAGACGGCGCAGAGTTGCCAAGTAATGAGGAAGTAGAAAAGGAAGATAACAGACTGGGTTACATTAAGGGCGGTGCGACCATTGAGTACACGCCAACCTTTACAGAAGCTAAAGACGATTTAGGGAAAGTAAAGAAAACTATTTTGACAGAGGAAGAGGCTATTTTAAAATCTGGTTTAATTACATGGTGCGGGGAAACTTTAGAAAAAATCTGTAGCACAGCAAGAGTAACCACCAGCGCAAATAAGCGTATTGTTAAGATTGGTGGAACATTGAACCAGACAAACAAAAAGTACTTTATTCATTTTGTGCACAAAGATTCAGAAGACGGAGATATTAGAATTTCTATCGTTGGAAACAATCAAGCAGGATTTAGCTTTGCATTTGTGGCAGACGAAGCGACACAGGTAGACGTAGAGTTTAAGGCACACCCAATGGACGACGAGGGTACGCTGATCTATTACGAAGAGGTAATTAACCCGTCATTAAAGAGCGCGTAAAAAAGAATAAGAAAATGAACAAAAGAGGCAAACAGCACATAGCTGTTATGCCTCTTTTTTAGGTAAAGGAGATAAAAAGCAAATGGCAAAAGGATTTAATTTTAACAAGGTACAGAGAAGATACTACCCGGTAACACTGAAAGACGGAAAAACATATTTAGTAGCAATGCCGGAAAAAAGAACATTTGAGAAGTTACAGAGTTTAGACACATCGGACAACGCGGACGTAATGCAGGAGCTGCGAAAATGTGTAGCGGAGATCATCAGCAACAACAAGCAAGGCAGGAGAGTAAAACCAAAAGAGTTTATTGATTATTCGTTAGATGAAATCATGCAGTTTATCCATGGGTACGTTGATTTTATCAAAGGACTTGAAAACGAAAAAAACTAAAGCTTCCTTACTATCCGGGCGGTGTAGGAAATAGTAAGGAGAAAGTACCATACGACCTGCAGACAGTAGGGGAAAAGCTGGTAATGGACTATCTACACATAAATATTTTTGAACTGCAAGAATTGCCGATAGATATTTATTTGTTTTTTATGCGAGAGGCATATATAGAAAGTCTGAGTACTACAGACGAGGGAAAAGAATACTTAAATAATTGCTGGCGATTAGAGCAGACAAAACCAGACAGAGAAAACATACGTAGAAACTTTGAGAAGAGGGGGTAAGGCGCGTGGCTTCCAATATAAAAGGTATAACCATAGAAATAGGCGGCGATACTACGGAGCTATCGAAAGCCTTAACCAAGGTAAACGGCTCAAGTAGATCGTTGCAGTCAGAGCTTAAGCAGGTAGACAAGCTGTTAAAATTTGATAGCGGCAATGTGACGTTATGCGCACAGAAGCAAGACCTGCTGACAGAAGCAGTGGCGGCTACAGAAGAAAAACTGCATATACTGGAAGACGCAGAAAAACAGGTACAGGAACAATTTGCAAGGGGAGAAGTATCAAAGGAACAGTACAGAGCCTTGCAAAGAGAAATTGAGAAGACAAAGAACGATTTAGGCAAGTACGAGACAGAATTAGAGGAAACTAAAAAGGCGTCAAGCCAGTTAGACCAGACAGCGGACGAGCTGGGAAAAGAAATGGACGACTTAGGCGAAGAGGTAAAGGGTGCAGGGAACAGTGCGGACGATGCAGCGGGCGACTTTACCGTAATGAAAGGCGCACTTGCCGACATGGTAGCAGACGGTGTAGAGGCAGCAGGCGAAGCTATCAAAGATATGGTAGGCGTACAAGAACAGGCGTCAAACCAGTTCCAAGCAGCTACAGGAATTGCTACAGAGTCTATGGCGAAGTACAACGATGCAATAGAAGCAATCTATAAAAACAATTTCGGAGAATCGCTGCAGGACGTGGCAGAGAAAATGGCGCTTGTGAAGCAGGCAACAGGAGAGCTTGACCCGTCGAAGCTGCAGACAATGACAGAAAATCTGTACACATTAGAAGACACGTTCGGCATGGACTTTTCAGAAACGATCAGAGGCGTACAGGCGCTTATGAATCATTTCGGAATTTCAGCAGAAGAGGCGTTCGATTTAATGAGTACAGGCGCACAAAACGGCTTGAACTACACGGACGAGCTGGGAGATAACGTATCTGAGTATTCCGGCAAGTTTGCAGAGGCAGGCTACAGCGCGCAAGATTATTTCCAATTATTGCAGAACGGTTGCGACGGTGGCGCGTACAATCTGGATAAAGTCAATGACGCAATTAACGAAGTAACAACCCGTCTGGCAGACGGAACCATAGAAGAGGGCATAGGCGGCTTCTCAGATAAAACACAAGAGCTGTTTAATGCATGGAAGAACGGCGGAGCTACACAGAAAGAGGTTATAGATTCTATTGTAGCTGATATACAGAACACGACAGGCGAACAGGAAAAAATGAACCTTGCAGCGCTGGCGTTCGGAACAATGGCAGAGGACGGCGGTACGAAATTTGTTGAATCACTTACCAGCGTAGGTAATTCGTTTGACGACGTAAAAGGAAAAATGGACGAAGTTAAACAGATTAAATACGATGATGTGAAAAGCGAGCTTGCAGGAGTAGGAAGAACGGTACAAATGGAAGTACTGGCGCCTATCGTATCGGATTTAATGCCAGCGATAAAAGAAGTAGTGGAGTTTATAGCATCACACGTACCAGAGATTACAGCAATCATAGCAGGATTTGTAGCAGCGTTCGCAGTTGTAAAGATAGCTGGAATACTTACAAGTATCGTAGGGGCGATAAGCGCAGTTATAACGGCTGTGCAGGCAGGAATACCAGTTATGGCAGCGCTTAACGCAGTGCTGGCAGTAAATCCAGTAATACTTATCGTAGCCGCAATAGCAGCGTTGGTAGTAGCCTTTATAACACTGTGGAACACATCGGATAGCTTCCGACAATTTTGGATAGATTTATGGGAGACAGTAAAAAACGCTTGTCAAGTCGCGTGGGAAGCGATAAGCACATTTTTTACCGAAACAATACCGCAGATCATAAACAATATTATTACGTGGTTCCAAGAGCTGCCGGGAAAGATTGCAGAATTTTTTACGCAGATTCTTACAAATTTGTTGGAGTGGGGCGCAAGTATGCTGCAAACTGCAACAGATACCGTAACGCAGATTATAACAGCGATTGTACAGTTTTTCTCAGAACTGCCGTATAAAATCGGCTACGCAATCGGTTTTACAATCGGAAAGCTGATTGAATGGGGCGCGAATATGGCAAGCTGGGTGGCTACAAATATCCCGATCATTATCAACAATATCATTACATTTTTTGCACAGTTGCCGGGGAAAATTTGGAACTGGTTAGTTGATGCATTTAACAAGCTGGTAACATGGGGCGGAAATATGCGCCAAAAAGCCGGAGAAGCGGCGAGCAATATGATAAATGCTATCATACAGTTTTTTGCACAGTTACCGGGGAAAATTTGGAGTTGGTTACTGAATACGATACAGAAAGTAGCGCAGTGGGGCAGTGATCTACGAGCAAAAGGAGCGGCAGCAGCAAGAGAACTTGTAAGCGCAGTAATAAGCGGAGTTACAGGACTGCCGGGAAGAATGGCAGAAGTAGGGCGGAATATCGTACAGGGAGTATGGAACGGTATAAGCAATGCGGCTGGCTGGTTTAAGAGCCAAGTAAAAAGCTTCTTTAGCGGAATCGTGGACGGTGTAAAAGGAGCGTTAGGCATACATAGCCCGTCAAGAGTATTTGCAAAAGAGGTAGGGCAGTACATACCGCCGGGTATCGGTCAAGGTATGGAAGATGCAATGCCGCAGTTAATGGAAGACACAGAAAGCGCATTGCAGGATTACGCAGAAAAAGTAGGAGCTACAACAAAAGTAAAATTGGAAGTAGACGCAGAAAGCGTAGGCGATATGGTAAGCGGCAGCAGGATAGTAAGCCCGCAAAGCTTAAGTATGAGCGCACAGCAGAGAAATACCGAAAGGGTAGCAGGAAACACGTTTACGCAGAATGTGAACATAACCAGCAATCGGGAGTTAAGCCCGGCAGAAACAGCACGACAGACAAGAATAGCCACAAGGCAAATGATAGCAGCTATAGCAAGGGGGTAGAGCATGGGAAAGAAAATTACGTGCACGAACGCTACGGGCGTATCTGTTTACTTTGATTATACATATACGCCGTTCTTCCTTGTGAGCTGCGACGGACTGTATACGGTAAGCAATAACGTAAAGCGGAGCGATAACACGAATACAGACGGAAGCACATACCAAGGAAGCAACACGAAAGAAAGAAACATCGTGATAGCGGCGCAGATGTGTGAGAACTACCAGAGCAACAGAGATATTTTATATAAATGTTTTCGACCAAAGACAAGAGGTACGCTTGTCTTTGAAGAGGAAGCGGAGCGAAGAGAAATAGAGTACAAAGTGGAAAGTATAGAAGTTGGAGAAAAAGGCGTAATAAGAGATATAACAATTTCTCTGTTATGTTGCGATCCATTTTTTACAGATACGGAGTACACCGTAGAGCTTATGGCAAGCTGGCAGGCAGGCTTTGAGTTTATGCATGAGTTCAAAAGCACAAAAGAAGAGATAGGACATAGAGTTATGGAACTTATCAAAGATATTGACAATGCAGGAACAACAGACGCGGTAGGCATGGTAATTACACTGGAAGCACTGGGAAGCGTGAGTACGCCGATCATAAGGAACATAACTACAGGAGAGCATATTACATTAAATTATGACTTCAAGACCGGGGACGTTGTACAGATATGTACAGAGACAAATAAGAAAAATGTTTATTTGATAAGAGCAGGAGAAAAGAAGAGCATAAACGGCTATATAGACGAAGACAGCGAGTTTATACAGCTACAGGCAGGAACAAATACGCTGCAGTATGAAGCCAAAAGCGGAAAAGAGAACTTAGACGTAACCGTAGAGTACAAACAGAAGTATTTAGGAGTCTGATATGGAGATAAGAGTATATGACAAAAATCTTATATTTTTAGGAGTTGTGGAAGACTTTAAGAGCTTGATCTGGACGCGAAAGTATTACGAGCCGGGAAACTTTGAGCTACACGCTGCAGGCACAGACAAAAATATACAGCTATTGCAGGCTGGCAATATCATTACGAAGCGCGGAGCAAAAGAAGCCGGGATAATCGGAGCATATACAGATCAAGAGGGAAGCAACACAAACCAGATTGTAAGAAAAGGTAATTTCTTAGGCTCATACATGAGTAGGAGAATTTTACACTATACGCATAACTTTAGCGGGACATACGAAGATGGTATGCGCTACCTGCAACAGAACGTAGAAGCAATACCGCTGCTGGAATTGGGGGAGAAATGCGGAGACACTACGCAAGTATGCTTCCAGACTACGTGGAAGAATTGCGGAACGATGCTTACAAAACTTGCCAAGAGTAGCGGGCTAGGGTACAGGGTAAGACCAGACTTTAGAAAGAAAAAGTTATATTTTGAAGTCTACAAGGGAACAGATCATACGGTGCTGCAGTTAGAGAACCCACACGTAATATTTTCCAAACCTTACGAGAATCTAAACGACGTTACATACACTTATGACGATAAAAAGTACGGCACAGTGTTTTACGTCGGCGGAGAGGGCGAGGGGGAACAAAGAAAAATAGTACGCCTTGCGCTGGGAGAAGAAAACGGCACAGAACTACGAGAAGTGTTCATAGATGCAAAAGACGTAAGACAGGAAGAACTAAGCGACAGCGAGTATGAAGAGGTGCTGCTGGAAAGAGGAAGAGAAAAGGCGGCAGATTACGTAAAGATAGAAAGTATAGAGGCGGAAGTAGAGGACGCTAATTTTATATACAAGAAAGACTGGGACATAGGGGACTTAGTTACGGTACGAAAGAAAGAATGGGGAATAACACTAAACGAAAGAGTTACAGAAGTGCAGGAAGTCTACGAAGACGGCGGAATGAGTATTACGCCGACATTTGGGGACGCATTGCCGGAAACATTGGACTTAAGCGAGGATTAAAAAATGAACGACTATGCATATTTTTACAATAGCAAAGACGGAGATAGAAAGTACGATGCTGACAGTTTTAGTAATTGGCTTAAGCAGCTTTTTACAGACGGAGTTATTAACGGCGGTCTGCAGGTGGTGGCAAATGGAGACATGACACTTACGGTACGTACAGGTACGGGGTTGATCGGTGGAAAAATCAAAATCTTTGAAGAAAACACAACGCTTACGCTGGGAGTGGCAAGCGGTATGTTAAACAGAATAGACAGCGTAGTACTGAGAAGAGACGATGAAGCGCGGGACTTTTCCATAGCGATTGTGAAAGGCAGCCCGGCAGAGAATCCAGTAGCGCCGGAGCTGACAAGAAGCGGGAACATATACGAGTTGAAACTTGCAGACGTAACTGTAGCAAAGGGTGTGGCAGCAGTCACACAGGCAAGCGTAAAAGATACAAGAGCAGACGACAGAGTATGCGGCTGGGTAATCGGGAACACAGGAACGATAGACGCCACACAGCTACTAGCACAGCTCAATACAGCTTTTAACGAATGGTTTAACGCTATGAAAAACCAGCTTACCACAGATGCAGCAGGAAACCTGCAGACACAGATTAACAATATAAAAAGCTCATTGAAATACGGTACAAAATTACCGACCACAGGAAAAGAGGGAGACATATTTATATTGATAGAAAGTTAGGGGGCTTAGTACGTGGGAAGACAATACAGTGCGTACATTAAGGGCACAAACTATAACAGCGGTTCGTGGTTCACATCTTGCGCGAACTTTACCGGGCGTGCAGCAAGTGACGGAACAGGAGCACGAAGTACCGTAACTGCAGGAACAGGCTACCAATTCATTTTTTGCAATCCGGGCGCAGCATATCCATACGCTATAGGATATGGCGGGACAGTACGTTGCTGGGTACAGGCGTCAGTATTTCCAAATGCTACATATGGAATTTATTACAACGCCAACGGTGGAACAGGAGCACCGGGAGCGCAGACAAAAACATACGGTTACAATCTTGCATTAAGCGGAACGATACCAACAAGAGCAGGGCACAATTTTAGAGGTTGGGCGACGGCACCAAACGGCGGAGCTGTATACGCCGCAGGCGGTATTTACACAGCGAATGCAGGGGCGACACTCTACGCGGTATGGGAACCATACAGGCACAGTGTAGCATTTAACGCCAACGGCGGAACAGGAGCACCGGGAGCGCAGACAAAAACATACGGAAGCGTACTTACTTTGAGTAGATCGGAAGAGCGTC